ACCGAGCCTGCGCCCCCGGCACCCACTATAGCAGGGGCGGGGGCGGGAGCAGCGTCAGCTGTCCCACCCTGCAGTACATAACGTTCGTAGTCGTTCATAAAGCCTCCTAGTGCATGTTAGACGTCCTCGTCTAAAGGTGTGACGTCGAAGGGGGCCGTTTCGTCAGCGCACGCAGCAAAGAACGCACGGAGATCAGAGGCACGCGGGTGCGTGCTGGAGCCAGTACGTGCGCAAGTGCTTTGGATTTCGCTGATAGCCTTGGCGGCTACCCGGCGAAGGTGAAAGCCCGTAGCGCCAATGTTCGGGCTAGGCAGGGTAGTGTCTCTCATTACCTGAGTTTCCTTGATCTAGCGGCAGCCCTACGGCCACCGGCAGTGTATTTTGTAAACATACTGGACCCACCGCTTCCGGGGGTACTGTAATCTCGACGGCCAAGCGGGTTTTGTAGCTTGGCCAAGGCGTCCGCTTGGCGGACCTTTTGTATTTCGTCAGCTTGGTCTTGTGCTAGGAGGTTCCCCCAGTACCGGACGCTACCCTCTAGGGCGTCGACGCGGTCATCATGCACCAAGGCTCCCCGTTCTCGGGTCATCTTGGACATCTGGTGGAACAGCGAGCACAGCGCACGTTTCTGTACAGAGTGCACTTCAGACGTCGCTGCGTCTTCGTCAACCACGCCCTCGGCCACAATGAGTGAGCCGCGAGCCATTACGGGCTCTAGGGTCTCTACGATGCGGAGCTCTTTCTGCCCGTGCACGTAGTCGTCCTCTACCGCGCAGTCATGGTGCTGCCTAAGGACAGGCAGCCAAACTTCGCGGAAAGCACCGTAGCCCATGTTCTGCTCAACGATAGCCTTGTTGATCTTCCACTTGGCTGCGATCTGGGCGAGCTTCGTCATCTGGTCAGTACTGTACCCCCCGGGAATACCACCGGCTGCCAACAGCCAGACGTTCCCGTTCAGGAAGCCTGTGACTGCGTAGGCGGTTTCGTCCCCGTTCTTACCACCGCCTGCGGGGTCAACGTACATTACGATGCCCTGCAGTTTGGCAACCTCTTGCGATACCTCATGCGGCCTCGACAGGTTGTAAGAAGTGCTGTGCACGGAGATGGGAGTCAGAGATGCTGCGCCGAAGCCACGAGTTACTGACATGGGATACATGCCCTCGGGGCCGTTGGCTCGGAGCATTACCAAGTCTTCAGTCTTGAGCGGATAGCGTTCTGCGTCCATGAGACGCGTGTTGAGCATGTGCTGCAACTGGAAGTATGACGGACCTTGGTCCATCTCTTTCTTCTGCAGCACGTCTTCTGTAAGGTACTCGGGATCGATAGGCTTACCTTGGTCCCCGAGTACCCCGCCCCCAGAGCAAAGCGCCGCATCCCGTTCCAATTTGGAGGCGATGAATGGCGCGAGCATGTTTCCGTAATGCTCTCTCTGTTCGTGGGTAGGGTACCGCCCCGGCCAGATGCGCAGCGTGAAGCCACGCCCCGGTAGGGTGTTGTAGATACTCTCCTGCGACTGTGGTGTACCCAGATACAGGATACGCCCCGTTGCGCAGATTGAGGTAAAGTCCCGGGTGAGGTCCATGAGCAGTTCCCGCATTGTCGCGGTCCGTGCGTTCTTGGAGCTTTCGATGTCATCCGGGATCAGGAGGTCTGCACGCTTACCTTGAAGGTTACCGGTAATACCGATGCAGGCCACTGATGGTGATTTGTCGATACCCTTGAGCGTGTAGTGCACGTCAAAGGCTTCCACCGATGTCCGGTCCCCGTTGGTGGAGTCCGGTCGTAGGCAGTCCAGACCGTCCATGGTCATAATAAGCCGGACGATTAGGGTAGAGATTTCGTTCGCCTGTTTACCACCAGCTGACAGGATCAGCACACGGTGGTTGGGGCGGTGAATGAGGCACCATACTGCGTACAGTGCTGTGATAGTCGTTTTCGCTTGTCCGCGCTGAGCCTGTACCATGCAGTACTGAGGCCCGTGCTCAATGAATGAGCCGATGTCCCTCTGGACGGGGCTGGTCTGGAAACCCAGATGATCCATCCCCGCCAGAAGAAAACTATCGAAAGACGCGTACAC